GGATGGTGGAAATGCGGGTGAATATACGATTCGAAATCCATATGTGATTGGTTCCGTATATCGACCAAAGGTGATGTCACAATCATCCGGGACGGACAACGACACACGTGATGCGGCACAAAAAGCTTTGGCAAACGAATTGAGGAATATGAAATTGACCATCAAAACCGACCGTTGGTTGTTAGATGATGGAACAATAATAAAACCGAACAATGTGATTTCCATATTTGCGCCCGAATTATATATTTATCGAAAGGTGAATTTTTTCATTGAATCGATTAATTTCACAGGAAACAGTAGAGAAACGATTGCAACATTGAATTGTGTGTTGCCGGAGGTTTACAACGGGAAACACCCGGATTCAATATATAAAAATATTAATCTGCATTTGTTGGAACCATGATGAACATTGTCAAAGTAATATCGACCAAATTGGATGACCAATCCCGCCGTTTGATTAAATATCTTCGAATGGGAAAATCGGATGTTCGCGAAAGCTTACAAGCGTCACCGTATGGAACCGATTCAAATCCAATCGCTGACATGGTCGCTGTTTATGCACCTACATTGCAAAACGGAAAACCGGTCATCATTGGATATGTGAACAAAAATCAAATTGCGGATGTTGGTGAACATCGAATTTTTTCAACAGATGCGGACGGATTGGTGAAAATGTTTATACATTTAAAAAATGACGGAACGGCAGAGTTTGGAGGTGACGCAAAAAACATGGTTCGGTTCCAAGAATTGGAAACAGGATTTAATCAATTGAAATCTGATTTTAATTCATTTATAACAACATTCAATGTTCATCTTCACGCAGGAGTGACACCCGGAATTGGAACAACGGCTTCTCCGATAACGCCCGGAACACCATCTGCCGCCGATATTTCTGGCGCAAAAATAGATGAAATAAAAACTTTATAAAAAAAACACTAAATTTGAACCCATGTCAAGCAATATTCAATATTTCATAATTCCAACCGGTGCGCAAACACGAACGCAAATCTGTGATAAAATCGCAAAACTTGATTTGTTGATTGATTCATTGTACACGGTCGCAATCACATCCGTTGGAAACGCGAACATCATTGAATATGAAATCAACACGGGACAAACGAAACAACGTGTTGAATATTCAACGGCAAAACAGGTGACGGATGCAATCGCGCAATATGAAAAACTCCGGGACATGTTACGTGTCAAATTGACGCCGAGAGTAGTTCGATTATCTGATTCAAAAAACTTTAATTAAATGGCATTTTTAGATTTCTTAAGTTCAAAAAACAAGGCAAAAATTGAGGATTTACAATCACAATTGAATGCCGTGAAAAAACATAATCCATCCGCGTCGGGAACATGGTCGAACAGTTATGTGATGTCATATGATGGCGAAAAGAACCAAGGCGAAATGGGTCCAATAATTCAATACGAATTATTTTATCACGGTTTACGATTAAGGTCGTGGCAATCGTACTTGGAAAGCGACATTGCGAAAACGGTATTAAACAAATTTTCGTTGTGGATAGTGGACAAAGGCTTGAAACTACAATCTGCACCCGCAAAAAATGTTTTGACGTCGGAGGGGATTGATATTGACACGGAAAAATTCAACGAAATCACGGAAGCGCGTTTCAATGTTTGGTCGAAATCAAAACATTCGAGCCACAACGGAATGGGTTCATTGAAAACAATCGCAAAGGAAGCGTTTAAAAATGCCAAAATTGGCGGTGACGTTTTAGTGATATTGAGATTCAAGAAAAATAAATTGTCGGTTCAGTTGGTTGACGGTGCGCATGTGTCATCACCATTTGCGCCGAACAAAGAAATGAACGGAAACAAAATTGTCGATGGAATTGAAATCGACAAGAATGGAAAACATGTTGCATATCACATCAAGACATCACCGATGAAACATGAACGTGTTGAGGCTTGGTCGAAATCGACCGGGTTCCGAACTGCGTTTTTGGTTTACGGCTCTAAATATAGAATTGACAACATGCGTGGTGTTCCGATTATATCGACATCATTGGAAACGTTGAAAAAAATTGAACGATACAAAGAGGCTGCCGTTGGTAGTGCCGAGGAACGTCAAAAAATAGCGTATTCAATCGAACATGGAATGTCATCAACGGGTGAATCACCATTGGTTGATTCAATCGCAGCAATGACAAATGCGGATGCTCCATCCGGGTTGAATGGAATCCCGGTTGATGAACAAGGTGTGAAATTGGCGGCGGCTATTACAGCAACGACCAACAAACAAGCGTTCAATATGCCAATTGATTCGAAATTGAATGTTTTGGAATCGAAAAACGAAATGTTCTTTAAGGAATTTTATGGAACGAATGCGGACATTGTTTGTTCGGGTGTGGGTATTCCACCAAACGTTGCGTTTTCTATTTACAACGATTCGTTTTCTGCATCAAGAGCCGCAACAAAGGATTGGGAACACACGATTGATTTTGAACGTGATGATTTCCAAGAACAATTTTATAATCCAATATATCAACTATGGTTGCATATGGAGATATTAAATCAAAAAATTCAAGCACCGGGATATTTGGTCGCGTTCAACAACGATGATTTCATGGTTGTCGAATCGTATCAATGCGCACGATTTACGGGACCAAAATTCCCACATATTGACCCATGGAAGGAAGCGAAAGCGGAACGTGAAAAACTAGGTGCTGCGGGTGCGCATTTACCATTGACCACACAGGAGGCGGCAACGGAACAATTGCAAGAGGGTGACTCAACATCGAACACGGAACAATTCGCAAAAGAATTGAACCGCGCAGAAGATTTAGAAATTGAAATACAACCAAAAACGGAGGAACCTATTGTTCCGACTGAGGGGGAGGATTCTTAATGTCATCCGGGTATTGATTCGCGATGTCGCGTAATTTCGGACGGAGGAAAGTGGACATTTCCATTCCTTCATATTTCGCAATGTTTTTGATTTGTTGATGTACATTGCACGGGACACCTTTGATTCTGATTTCTTTTCGTTCGTTATTGTTTGCCATGTTACAAATATATTAATTTTCCCCAATATAGGGAAAACACATTTCGAATAATTCAAAAAATAATAATTTTACCCAATATGCCAACAGAAATACTTTTATATGGTCAAATTCACAGTCGTTCATCGATTGACTTCATCAATGAAGTTGATGCGGTTGAAAACGATGATGTTGTTGTTCGTGTGAACACCAACGGTGGAGATGTTCTTTATGGTTGGGGCATGGTTGCAAAATTTCAAGAATTCACCGGGAATAAAACGGTGAAAATTGACGGTTCCGCGTTTTCAATGGGATTGTTTTTTGCAGCATACGCAGACAATGTTGAGGCATTGGATGTTTCAAAATTCCTTTTACATCGTGCGGCTTATCCGCAATGGTACGAAGCCGATTATATGTCGGAATCAGAAAAGGACAATTTGGTTCAAATCAATTCGTCATTGGAAAAAGCTTTTCGTGCGAAAATTGATGTTGAAAAATTTGAAGAAATTAAGGGCGTGAAATTGAAGGATGTTTTTTCAATGGATGACCGAATTGATGTGATGTTTTCTGCGGCGGAAGCCAAGAAAATTGGATTGGTTAAAAAAATCAATAAAATCACACCCGCCAAAAAATCAGCAATCAAATCTGATTTTGGCAGAATCGCGGCAAAATATAATGAAATCGATGTTGTTGAAACACCGGTTGAATCCAAACAAGAATCAAATAAAAATTCACATAAAAAATCGAAAATGAATCGACAAGAATTAAACGCCGAACACCCGGCATTGGCTGCGGAACTTATCGCGGAAGGTGTTGAAAATGCTAAGGCAACGGAGAAAGACCGTGCTGGTGCTTGGTTGAAATTTGTTGAAGTTGACCCAAAGGCAGTTGCCGACGGAATCAATTCCGGTGAAGATTTATCACAAACGGCAACGGCTGATTTTGCTATGAAAATGGCATCTGCTAAAGCAAAAACGGATTTGGAAGCGGAAGCTGCAAAAGACGTGACAACTGACAAAGTTGACGAAACACAAAAAACAGAAGTTGAACTAACAGAGGAAAAATTGATGGCAACATTGAACATTCCATCTGCAAAATAATTTGAACCATGAGTGCGACAGTAACAGTAAACACAGACAATCAATTGAACATCAACCGTGACACGGCTAAGGTGTTTTTGGATGCAAATAGATACGAAAATGAGGTCTATGAAAACACAACCGGTGGTGATGTGACAATCACTAAAGGTCAATTGATGGGAAGAATTTCTGCATCAGGTAAATTATTACCATTGAAATCAGCTGCGGCTGATGGTTCACAATATCCGGTTGGTATTGCAACGAAAACAGAAACGGTTGCAGATACGGTTGAAATCAATATGTCAATCTGCGTTGCGGGTGATGTTGCGGAGGAACAATTGGTTTTTGACGGTGCAGATACATTGTCAACGGTTGTTGATGGTAAGCAATTACGCGACAGAATCGCGAGTGACACGGTTGGAATTAAACTTGTTGAAACTACGGATTTAACAAATTTCGATAATTAATAATAAAAGTAAAAAATTAGAAAAATGAAAAAGATATTCACATTAATATTCGGGATTTGTGCGACACTGATGGTTGCAAATGGAATCTCATTCGCAATGTTCGACGGACAACACCTTGCGGAAATTACAGGTGTCCTTAGTTTAGGTGGTTTATTTATTGCATTACCAACCGGGGCGTTGGCGTTTGCATTACCATTGACGGAATCACAAGGTCTTTTCACGAAAGGATTAATTGCCGTTTATAAGGAAATGCCACAGGTGACATCATTCCTTAGGTCGTTTTTTCCATCGGTTGAAAAGATGACAAAGGAAATTTCGATTGCCGTTCAAAGGGGGTCAGAAATGGTTGCGGTTGACGTTGCGAGATATTCGGACGGAAACAGAAATTCATTCGATAAATCAACGGAGAAAATAATGGTTCCGCCATTGTATCATGAATATTTGAATGCTAATGAACACAGATTGTATGACCAAGTTGTGACGGCGATTTCACAAGGAAACACAACGTTTTTCAAGGAAATCACTTCGGAATTAGCGGACCAATTGATGATGTTGAAAGACAAAATCGAAAGAGCTATTGAGTTACAATGTGCGCAAGTACTTGAAACGGGTGTTGTTCAATTGGCTAATAATACGGATATTGATTTTCAAAGAAAGGCTGCATCATTAGTTGCATACAATGTTGCAAATGATTTTAGTGTTGGAACGGTTGACCCATATA